CTGTGGGTGATAAAGACCGGACAGCTGGAAACGCAGACGGTGGATTTCACGCTCGGGTCACAGGGGCTGCGTCACACACCCGGTGACATCATTGAAATCTGTGATAACGACTATGCCGGGACCATGACCGGCGGACGTGTCCTGTCCATTGATGCTGCCACCCGCACCCTGACGCTGGACCGTGAAGTGACACTTCCGGAGACCGGTGCCGCCACGGTGAACCTGATTAACGGCAGCGGTAAGCCGGTGAGTGTGGACATCACTGCACACCCCGCGCCGGACCGGATACAGGTCAGCACCCTGCCTGATGGTGTGGAGACATACGGTGTATGGGGACTCTCCCTGCCGTCACTGCGTCGTCGCCTGTTCCGCTGTGTCTCCATCCGGGAAAACACGGAGGGCACCTTTGCCATCACGGCGGTGCAGCACGTACCGGAAAAAGAAGCCATTGTGGATAACGGGGCCAGCTTTGAGCCGCAGTCAGGTTCCCTGAACAGCGTTATTCCACCGGCAGTGCAGCACCTGACGGTGGAGGTGAGCGCGGCTGACGGTCAGTATCTGGCACAGGCGAAATGGGACACGCCGCGGGTGGTGAAGGGTGTGCGCTTCAGTCTGCGCCTGACCAACGGAAGCGGAGAAGACAGCCGTCTGGTGACCACCGCCATCACTGCGGATACAGAGCATCGTTTCAGTGGTCTGCCGCTCGGGGAATACACCCTGACAGTCAGGGCAATTAACAGTTATGGCCAGCAGGGGGAACCGGCCACCACCACGTTCAGGATTAATGCACCTGCGGTACCCGCCACGATTGAGCTGACACCGGGCTATTTTCAGATAACAGCGGTCCCGCGTCTTGCGGTGTATGACCCGACGGTACAGTTTGAGTTCTGGTTTTCGGAAACGCGGATTACCGATATCAGGCAGGTTGAAACCACAGCCCGCTACCTTGGCACGGGGCTGTACTGGATAGCCGCCAGTATCAATATCAAACCGGGCCATGATTATTACTTTTATATCCGCAGTGTGAACACCGTTGGCAAATCGGCATTCGTGGAGGCTGTTGGTCAGCCGAGTGATGATGCATCCGGCTATCTGGATTTTTTCAAAGGCGAGATAGGGAAAACCCATCTGGCTCAGGAGCTGTGGACGCAGATTGATAACGGTCAGCTTGCGCCTGACCTGACTGAAATCAGGACGTCCATAACGGATGTCAGCAATGAAATAACACAGACCGTCAATAAGAAACTGGAAGACCAGAGTGCAGCGATCCAGCAGATACAGAAGGTTCAGGTTGATACAAATAATAACCTGAACAGCATGTGGGCAGTGAAGCTGCAGCAGATGCAGGACGGACGCCTTTATATTGCGGGTATCGGTGCCGGTATTGAGAACACCCCCGACGGCATGCAGAGTCAGGTGCTGCTGGCAGCAGACAGGATTGCGATGATTAATCCTGCGAATGGCAACACAAAGCCGATGTTTGTTGGTCAGGGCGATCAGATATTCATGAATGAAGTGTTCCTGAAATATCTGACGGCTCCCACCATTACCAGCGGCGGTAATCCTCCGGCATTTTCCCTGACACCAGACGGGCGACTGACGGCGAAAAATGCNACCCTGCCGGAGACAGGTACATCGGCGGTGAACCTGATTAACGGCAGCGGTAAGCCGGTGAGTGTGGACATCACCGCACACCCCGCGCCGGACCGGATACAGGTCAGTACCCTGCCTGATGGTGTGGAGACATACGGGGTGTGGGGACTCTCCCTGCCGTCACTGCGCCGTCGCCTGTTCCGCTGTGTCTCCATCCGGGAAAACACGGACGGCACCTTTGCCATCACGGCGGTGCAGCACGTACCGGAAAAAGAAGCCATCGTGGATAACGGTGCCCGCTTTGAGCCGCAGTCAGGTTCCCTGAACAGCGTCATCCCACCGGCAGTGCAGCACCTGACGGTGGAGGTGAGCGCAGCTGACGGCCGGTATCTGGCGCAGGCGAAATGGGACACGCCGCGGGTGGTGAAGGGTGTGCGCTTCAGTCTGCGCCTGACCAGTGGAAGCGGTCAGGACAGCCGTCTGGTGACCACCGCCATCACCGCGGATACAGAGCACCGTTTCAGCGGTCTGCCGCCGGGGGAATACACCCTGACGGTCAGGGCGATTAACAGTTATGGCCAGCAGGGGGAACCGGCCACCACCACGTTCAGGATTAATGCACCTGCGGTACCCGCCACGATTGAGCTGACACCGGGCTATTTTCAGATAACAGCGGTCCCGCGTCTTGCGGTGTATGACCCGACGGTACAGTTTGAGTTCTGGTTTTCGGAGACAAAAATCGCAGATACATCTCAGGTGGAAACCTCTGCCCGTTATCTGGGGACCGGCAGTCAGTGGAGTGTATCCGGCCCGCACATTAAGCCCGGGAAGGATTTCTGGTTTTACGTGCGCAGCGTCAACCTGGTGGGGAAATCTGCTTTTGTGGAAGCCAGTGGCCGGGCCAGCAATGATGCAGAAGGGTATCTGGGGCTGTTCCGGGAAAAAATAGGAAAACTGCATCTGGCTCAGGGGTTGTGGGAACTGATAGATAACAGCCAGCTTGCAGATGAGATGGCGGAGATGAAGACCACCATCACAGAAACCCGCAATGAAATCACACAGACGGTCAGTAAAACGCTGGAGGACCAGAGCGCCACCATACAGCAGATACAGCGCGTGCAGAAGGACACAAATGATGACCTGGCTGCACTTTACATGCTGAAGGTACAGAAAACAAAAAATGGCATACCCTATGTTGCCGGTATTGGAGCGGGGATTGAGGATACTGATGGCCAGCCCCTGAGCAACATACTGCTGCTGGCTGACCGTATTGCGATGATTAACCCGGAGGACGGCAACACCACGCCGTTATCATCCACCACCACATCGCTGTTGGTGTACGGCCACACCACATCCGACGGGCGGTCCTGAACGAACGTCAGCGTCNCACACGGCGGTGGAGGTGAATTACACCGACCCGCAGAACGGCTGGCAGACCTCCACGGAACTGGTGGAAGACCCGGAAGCCATACTGCGCTACGGGCGCAACCTGCTGAAGATGGATGCGTTCGGCTGCACCAGTCGCGGTCAGGCCCACCGTGCCGGGCTGTGGGTGATAAAGACCGGACAGCTGGAAACGCAGACGGTGGATTTCACGCTCGGGTCACAGGGGCTGCGTCACACACCCGGTGACATCATTGAAATCTGTGATAACGACTATGCCGGGACCATGACCGGCGGACGTGTCCTGTCCATCGATGCCGCCAGCCGCACCCTGACGCTGGACCGTGAGGTGACACTGCCGGAGACCGGTGCCGCCACGGTGAACCTGATTAACGGCAGCGGTAAGCCGGTGAGTGTGGACATCACCGCACACCCCGCGCCGGACCGGATACAGGTCAGCACCCTGCCTGATGGTGTGGAGACATACGGTGTATGGGGACTCTCCCTGCCGTCACTGCGTCGTCGCCTGTTCCGCTGTGTCTCCATCCGGGAAAACACGGACGGCACCTTTGCCATCACGGCGGTGCAGCACGTGCCGGAGAAAGAAGCCATCGTGGATAACGGGGCGCACTTTGACGGCGACCAGAGCGGCACCCTGAACAGCGTCATCCCTCCGGCAGTGCAGCACCTGACGGTGGAGGTGAGCGCAGCTGACGGCCAGTATCTGGCACAGGCGAAATGGGACACGCCGCGGGTGGTGAAGGGTGTGCGCTTCAGTCTGCGCCTGACCAGCGGAAGCGGAGAAGACAGCCGTCTGGTGACCACCGCCATCACTGCGGATACAGAGCATCGTTTCAGTGGTCTGCCGCTCGGGGAATACACCCTGACAGTCAGGGCAATTAACAGTTATGGCCAGCAGGGGGAACCGGCCACCACCACGTTCAGGATTAATGCACCTGCGGTACCCGCCACGATTGAGCTGACACCGGGCTATTTTCAGATAACAGCGGTCCCGCGTCTTGCGGTGTATGACCCGACGGTACAGTTTGAGTTCTGGTTTTCGGAGACAAAAATCGCAGATACATCTCAGGTGGAAACCTCTGCCCGTTATCTGGGGACCGGCAGTCAGTGGAGTGTATCCGGCCCGCACATTAAGCCCGGGAAGGATTTCTGGTTTTACGTGCGCAGCGTCAACCTGGTGGGGAAATCTGCTTTTGTGGAAGCCAGTGGCCGGGCCAGCAATGATGCAGAAGGGTATCTGGGGCTGTTCCGGGAAAAAATAGGAAAACTGCATCTGGCTCAGGGGTTGTGGGAACTGATAGATAACAGCCAGCTTGCAGATGAGATGGCGGAGATGAAGACCACCATCACAGAAACCCGCAATGAAATCACACAGACGGTCAGTAAAACGCTGGAGGACCAGAGCGCCACCATACAGCAGATACAGCGCGTGCAGAAGGACACAAATGATGACCTGGCTGCACTTTACATGCTGAAGGTACAGAAAACAAAAAATGGCATACCCTATGTTGCCGGTATTGGAGCGGGGATTGAGGATACTGATGGCCAGCCCCTGAGCAACATACTGCTGCTGGCTGACCGTATTGCGATGATTAACCCGGAGGACGGCAACACCACGCCGTTATTTGTGGCGCAGGGGAATCAGTTGTTCATGAACGATGTGTTCCTGAAGCGGCTGTTTGCGGTGAGTATCACCTCGTCCGGCAATCCCCCGACGTTTTCCCTGACGCCGGAGGGCAGGCTGACCGCAAGAAATGCTGATATCAGCGGTAACGTGAATGCGAATTCCGGGACGCTCAACAACGTCACGATTAACGAGAACTGTCGGGTTCTGGGAAAACTGTCCGCGAACCAGATTGAAGGCGATCTCGTTAAAACAGTGGGCAAAGCTTTCCCCCGGGACTCCCGTGCACCGGAGCGGTGGCCATCAGGGAGCATTACCGTCAGGGTTTATGATGATCAGCCGTTTGACCGGCAGATTGTTATTCCGGCGGTGGCATTCAGTGGCGCTAAGCATGAGAGAGAGCATACTGATATTTACTCCTCATGCCGTCTGATAGTGCGGAAAAACGGTGCTGAAATTTATAACCGTACCGCGCTGGATAATACGCTGATTTACAGTGGCGTTATTGATATGCCTGCCGGTCACGGTCACATGACACTGGAGTTTTCGGTGTCAGCATGGCTGGTAAATAACTGGTATCCCACAGCAAGTATCAGCGATTTGCTGGTTGTGGTGATGAAGAAAGCCACTGCAGGCATCACGATTAGCTGANCAGTATCTGGCACAGGCGAAATGGGACACGCCGCGGGTGGTGAAGGGTGTGCGCTTCAGTCTGCGCCTGACCAACGGAAGCGGAGAAGACAGCCGTCTGGTGACCACCGCCATCACTGCGGATACAGAGCATCGTTTCAGTGGTCTGCCGCTCGGGGAATACACCCTGACAGTCAGGGCAATTAACAGTTATGGCCAGCAGGGGGAACCGGCCACCACCACGTTCAGGATTAATGCACCTGCGGTACCCGCCACGATTGAGCTGACACCGGGCTATTTTCAGATAACAGCGGTCCCGCGTCTTGCGGTGTATGACCCGACGGTACAGTTTGAGTTCTGGTTTTCGGAAACGCGGATTACCGATATCAGGCAGGTTGAAACCACAGCCCGCTACCTTGGCACGGGGCTGTACTGGATAGCCGCCAGTATCAATATCAAACCGGGCCATGATTATTACTTTTATATCCGCAGTGTGAACACCGTTGGCAAATCGGCATTCGTGGAGGCTGTTGGTCAGCCGAGTGATGATGCATCCGGCTATCTGGATTTTTTCAAAGGCGAGATAGGGAAAACCCATCTGGCTCAGGAGCTGTGGACGCAGATTGATAACGGTCAGCTTGCGCCTGACCTGACTGAAATCAGGACGTCCATAACGGATGTCAGCAATGAAATAACACAGACCGTCAATAAGAAACTGGAAGACCAGAGTGCAGCGATCCAGCAGATACAGAAGGTTCAGGTTGATACAAATAATAACCTGAACAGCATGTGGGCAGTGAAGCTGCAGCAGATGCAGGACGGACGCCTTTATATTGCGGGTATCGGTGCCGGTATTGAGAACACCCCCGACGGCATGCAGAGTCAGGTGCTGCTGGCAGCAGACAGGATTGCGATGATTAATCCTGCGAATGGCAACACAAAGCCGATGTTTGTTGGTCAGGGCGATCAGATATTCATGAATGAAGTGTTCCTGAAATATCTGACGGCTCCCACCATTACCAGCGGCGGTAATCCTCCGGCATTTTCCCTGACACCAGACGGGCGACTGACGGCGAAAAATGCGGATATCAGTGGCAGTGTGAATGCGAACTCAGGAGCGCTCAACAATGTCACGATTAACCAGAACTGTACGATTAAGGGCATGCTGGAGGCGACCCAGGTCAGAGGGGATTTCGTTAAAGCTGTATCAAAAGCCTTCCCGAAAAAAGTCGGTACGTGGGGTAACACGGAAACACCAAACGGTACGGTTACAGTCACCATCAGCGATGATCATAACTTTGACCGCCAGATTATTATTCCGCCCATTATTTTTAACGGTATAGCGTATGACGATCCGGGGAGCGGAAATAACCCAGGAGGCACGCGATACACGGGTTATGGTTTTGAAGTTCGCAAAAACGGCGTATTAATCGCATCCAGAGAAACTAAAGGGGCCATTCCCGGTAGTTACAGTGCAGTTATTGATATGCCTAGTGGTGGTGGTAGCGTCACTCTGGAGTTTAAGATTTTCCAGAAAGGCAATCAGGGGGCAGGCAATATCACCGACTGTACGGTGATTGTGACCAAAAAAGCTGCTTCCGGCATCAGTATTCGTTGAAATATTTATAACCCCAATAAAGGGCGTCAGGAATGACGCCTTTTTTATTGCAGAAAAGCGAGAGGTAATTATGCGTAAACTTTATGCCGCCATTTTGTCCGCAGCCATTTATCTGACCGTATCCGGTGCGCCTGCATGGGCGTCTGAGCAGCAGGCCACGCTGAGCGCGGGGTATCTTCATGCCCGGACGAACGCTCCCGGTAGCGATAATCTTAACGGGATTAACGTGAAATACCGTTATGAATTCACGGACACGCTGGGGCTGGTGACGTCATTCAGCTATGCAGGAGACAGGAATCGCCAGATTACCCGTTACAGCGATACCCGCTGGCATGAAGATTCCGTGCGTAACCGCTGGTTCAGCGTAATGGCGGGGCCGTCTGTGCGCGTGAATGAATGGTTCAGCGCGTATGCGATGGCGGGTGTGGCTTACAGCCGTGTGTCGACTTTCTCCGGGGATTATCTCCGCGTAACTGACAACAAGGGGAAAACGCATGATGTGCTGACCGGAAGTGATGACGGTCGCCACAGCAACACGTCTCTGGCGTGGGGAGCTGGCGTGCAGTTTAACCCGATCGAATCCGTGGCCATTGATATTGCTTATGAAGGCTCCGGCAGTGGCGACTGGCGCACTGACGGTTTCATCGTGGGTGTCGGTTATAAATTCTGATTAGCCAGGTAACACAGTGTTATGACAGCCCGCCGGTTCAGGCGGGCTTTTTTGTGGGGTGAATATGGCAGTAAAGATTTCAGGTGTACTGAAAGACGGCACAGGAAAACCGGTAGAGAACTGCACCATTCAACTGAAAGCCAGACGTAACAGCGCCACGGTGGTGGTGAACACGGTGGCCTCTGAAAATCCGGATGAAGCCGGTCGTTACAGCATGGACGTTGAGTACGGTCAGTACAGCGTCATTCTGTTGGTGGAAGGATTCCCGCCGTCACATGCCGGGACCATCACCGTGTATGAAGATTCTCAACCGGGGACGCTGAATGATTTTCTCGGTGCCATGTCGGAGGATGACGTCCGTCCGGAGGCACTGCGTCGTTTTGAACTGATGGTGGAAGAAGCAGCGCGTCACGCAGAGGAGGCGAAGAAGAATGCCGGAGAAGCAGAGACGTCCGCGAGGAATGCCGGCATATCAGCCAGTAAGGCGGAAGCGAGCGCCGCAAATGCTGATACTTCAGCAGAGGATGCATCGGAGTCAGCCCGGCAGGCGGCAGAAAGTGCAGCCTCAGCAAAGAAGTCAGAGGAAGCGTCCTCGTCCTCAGCCTCTGAGGCCGCTCAAAAAGCCAGTGAGTCATTACAAAGTGCAACAGATGCTGAGTTGTCAAAAAAGACGGCAGAAAGTGCAGCCGGTAATGCAGCCAGGGATGCAACGACCGCAGCAGAAAAAGCCCGGGAGTCAGCAGAAAGCGCACAGTCAGCGGAACAAAGCAGGATAGCGGCGGAAGAAGCCGTAAACAGAATCCCCACCGTGGTGGGACCTCCCGGGCCAAAGGGGGAACAGGGGCCCGCGGGTCCTCAGGGGCCGAAGGGTGATAAGGGAGAGCGCGGTGACACCGGCCCTGTCGGGGCAACCGGCGAACGGGGACCGGCAGGTGATGCTGGTCCGGCAGGCCCGCAGGGGCCGAAAGGTGACAGGGGAGAGCGGGGAGAGACCGGTCTGACGGGAAATGCAGGTCCACAGGGTCCAAAGGGAGATACCGGTGCAGCAGGCCCGGCAGGCCCACAGGGACCGAAAGGAGAAACAGGTGCGGCTGGCCCGGTGGGGGCAACCGGACCTCAGGGGCCGAAGGGCGACCCGGGGGAGACGCAAATACGGTTCCGTCTGGGGCCGGGAAACATTATTGAGACAAACAGCCATGGCTGGTTCCCGGATACAGATGGCGCACTCATCACCGGACTGACCTTTCTTGACCCCAAAGATGCCACACGGGTTCAGGGGTTTTTTCAGCATTTGCAGGTCAGATTTGGCGACGGGCCGTGGCAGGATGTCAAGGGACTGGATGGCGTGGGCAGTGATACAGGCAGAACAGGAGAATGACATGAACATACTAAAAAAACTTATGCAGCGTCTGTGTGGTTGCGGAAAGCATGATGGCCGTGAACACGGGGAGTTTCTTACAGCACAACTGCGACTGGGACCGGCAGACATCCTGGAGTCCGATGAGAATGGTATTATTCCGGAGCAGGGCAGGGTAATCACGCAGGTGGTGATACTGGATGCGGATAAAAAGCAGATACAGTGTGTGGTAAGACCGCTGCAAATCCTGCGTGCTGACGGGAGGTGGGAAAATATTGGCGGGATGAAGTAACCCGACAGCTTCACAAAACCGGAGTCCGGCTCCGGTTTTTGTTGTCATGTCCGGGGAATATTTGTTAGATAAAAAAGAGGAGATAATTCAATAGGGAGTTAAATTAATGCCGATAAATCTGACATCTTATTTGTGGGTACAGGGACAGAAAGTTGTCCCGGCAGTTGTGTTTTCTAATTTTACTTTAGTGGACTAAGTAAAAAGGAGTGAGATAAATGCTGCCCACTACAAATATCTCTGTAAATTCTGGAGTAATATCTTTTGAAAGTCCTGTAGATTCACCATCTAACGAGGATGTTGAAGTTGCCCTCGAAAAGTGGTGCTCTGAGGGAGAATTTAGCGAAAATCGTCATGAGGTTGCATCAAAAATACTTGATGTTATAAGTACTAATGGAGAGACTTTATCAATCAGTGAGCCAATAACAACATTACCAGACTTGCTTCCAGGTTCTCTGAAAGAACTGGTTTTGAATGGATGTACAGAGCTTAAATCAATAAACTGCTTACCCCCCAACTTATCTTCATTAAGTATGGTTGGATGCTCATCATTAGAGGTTATAAATTGCAGCATACCTGAAAATGTCATTAATTTATCTTTATGCCATTGTAGTTCTTTGAAACATATAGAAGGTTCCTTTCCTGAGGCACTCAGAAATTCCGTATATTTAAATGGCTGTAATTCATTAAATGAATCGCAATGTCAATTCCTTGCATATGATGTCAGTCAAGGCCGTGCCTGCCTGAGCAAAGCTGAGCTTACTGCTGACTTAATTTGGTTGTCAGCTAACCGAACGGGTGAAGAGTCTGCTGAAGAATTGAATTACTCTGGATGTGACTTGTCAGGTCTAAGTCTTGTAGGGCTGAATTTATCATCAGTAAATTTTTCTGGAGCAGTGCTTGATGATACAGATCTCAGGATGAGTGATTTGTCTCAGGCTGTATTGGAAAACTGTTCTTTTAAAAACTCGATTTTGAATGAATGTAATTTTTGTTATGCTAATTTATCTAATTGTATTATTAGGGCTTTGTTTGAAAACTCTAATTTCAGCAATTCCAATCTTAAAAATGCATCATTTAAAGGATCTTCATATATACAATATCCTCCAATTTTGAACGAGGCTGATTTAACAGGAGCTATTATAATTCCTGGAATGGTTTTAAGTGGTGCTATCTTAGGTGATGTAAAGGAGATCTTTAGTGAAAAAAGTAATACCATTAATCTAGGAGGGTGTTACATAGATCTATCTGACATACAGGAAAATATATTATCTGTGTTGGATAACTATACAAAATCAAATAAATCAATTTTATTGACTATGAATACATCTGATGATAAGTATAACCATGATAAAGTAAGGGCCGCTGAAGAACTTATCAAAAAAATATCTCTTGACGAATTAGCGGCGTTCCGGCCCTATGTTAAGATGTCTTTGGCTGATTCATTTAGTATTCATCCTTATTTGAACAACGCAAATATACAGCAATGGCTCGAGCCTATATGTGATGACTTTTTTGATACTATAATGTCTTGGTTTAATAATTCAATAATGATGTATATGGAGAATGGTAGTTTATTGCAGGCAGGGATGTATTTTGAGCGACATCCAGGTGCGATGGTATCTTATAATAGTTCCTTTATACAAATTGTAATGAATGGTTCACGGCGTGATGGAATGCAGGAACGATTTAGGGAACTCTATGAAGTATATTTAAAAAATGAAAAAGTTTATCCTGTCACACAGCAGAGTGATTTTGGATTGTGCGATGGCTCTGGGAAGCCTGACTGGGATGATGATTCCGATTTGGCTTATAACTGGGTTTTGTTATCATCACAGGATGATGGTATGGCAATGATGTGTTCTTTGAGTCATATGGTTGATATGTTATCTCCTAATACATCAACTAATTGGATGTCCTTTTTTTTATATAAGGATGGAGAAGTTCAAAATACATTTGGGTATTCATTGAGCAATCTTTTTTCTGAATCATTTCCAATTTTCAGTATTCCTTATCATAAAGCTTTTTCCCAGAATTTCGTTTCTGGTATTCTGGATATACTCATTTCTGATAATGAACTCAAAGAGAGATTTATTGAGGCACTTAATTCCAATAAATCAGATTATAAAATGATTGCTGATGATCAGCAAAGGAAACTTGCCTGTGTCTGGAATCCCTTTCTTGATGGTTGGGAACTGAACGCTCAGCATGTAGATATGATTATGGGGAGCCATGTATTGAAAGATATGCCACTAAGAAAACAGGCTGAAATATTATTTTGTTTAGGGGGGGGGGTCTGTAAATACTCATCGAGTGATATGTTTGGTACAGAGTATGATTCTCCTGAGATTCTACGGAGATATGCAAATGGATTGATTGAACAAGCTTATAAAACAGATCCTCAGGTATTTGGCTCAGTTTATTATTACAATGATATTTTAGACAGGCTACAAGGAAGAAATAATGTTTTTACTTGTACCGCTGTGCTGACTGATATGCTAACGGAGCATGCAAAAGAATCTTTTCCTGAAATATTTTCATTGTATTATCCTGTTGCGTGGCGTTGATTTAGAGACCATGGATGAATATTATTGTAACACTGTCTTTTTAGGTTTGCACATGTTCAGTGGGAACATTTATTGCTCCGTTGTTATTATGTCTTGGTTTAGTGGCATGAGCCGAATGTTCTTAAAATTTACAGTGTCGAAGATGAAAGAGTACGATAGAACTCGTTGTGATTCGATTTGTCTGATATGGTGGTAATATATGAATAGGATACTGCATATATCGTAGTGCTTGAGGATGTTGATTAGGGCATATGATTTTTATATTTTTCTTGAGCAACGTTTTAAGGGAAAATTTACATATGACAACTTTGTCTGAAGAGTATCTTTGTTGTCAGTATTTTTTTGAATGTGATAATTGATTTTGTTTTGCTGTGAATGGTCACTATAGATGAAATATGATTTTAATTACAACGAAAATTATGTTCGTTATTTCTGGGCAAATCGTGGAGAATCATATTTTATGAATTGATATTCAGATTAATATGTTTTTGTTACTATAGTAATATGGCGTAATTAATGATTGTTTTGAAAAGACTCTCAACTGGCGTTTATTCATTGAATAGTGCGTTATAAGAGGAAGTGGAATTTTAATGAAAATAACAAACTATATACTGCCAACAAGTCGTACTCATGGTTCATTCTCAACTATAAAATCATGGGACACAATGAATTATATTAAACATTTAATCAGACATACAAATGACCCTATATTTGAAGAACAATTTTATAAAATAACACAATCTCATATTGACTTTGACAAAAGAGCTAAAGATGAAAAAAATGACACCATTAACATTTATGATAACTTTTTCTATTCATCTAATGATGATCTTGATTCTAAAATTAGAAGTATGTTAAATAATTTATATGAGAAAAGCTTAACTTTCCGAAGAATAATTAATTATTATGTGAAGGAAATAAACTTAAGTGATTATGGCTTTCTAAAATGTAAGATTTTACCAGCATATGCTTATAACTATGAGATGGAAAATGATGCCCCCCCAAAAATACTAATTCCAATTGACCATAATTTAAATTTTATTGATGCAAAATATAATGGAGAAACTTATCGGGGAAATGAAGAGTTTGCTATTAATCTTTTTCTGCAGCATATATTACATAATGACATACAAGAACAAACATCGATAGACTTATACACGAGCATAATAAATAAAGAGTTGGATAGCAATAGAAAATCATACAATAATGAAATTTTTAACAATTTCTCTTTTGATAAGTCTGTAAAGTTGAATTCATATAACTATATTGCAGATGATATAGAGCAAGTAATCGATAAAGGAAGCAAAGTTCAATTGGAGGTATATAATTTATTATCCGAAGAAAAGATATTTGAACATAAAATTATGAATAATTGGACAAGGAGCATAAAAAATATATTGACGACATATTTGTTTATGTCATCAGGAGCGGTGACAGCCAGAAATGTTCAAACCTTTTCTCCAACAATAAATAATGAGTCAAGGATTCGATTGCCGAGAGCATTGCCAGTAGGCCATCCATATCCTGAGGAACATAAGGCTTCTGGTTTCTCCCCTTTTATGATGGGGGGGCTGAGTGGTGATATTCTTCCGGAAATTTTAACGGGGAATGGACCATCTATATTTTTTAACGGAAAACATAATAACCAACATGATGGAGCTTTTGGAAAAATAATAGATTTTACCCAAAATGGAAATAAAATAAGTGCAAAAGATAAAGAAATAATAAAAAGATATATTTTTGATAAGATCAATGTTTTGATTAAAGAGTATTTCATTAGAACTGGTAAAAATTCTCATACCCCATTTGAAGTTTTTATAAAGGAGCGATTATTTAATCAATATGATATTTTTAAAACATTGGCTAGAGATATATTGGCACACCCATTAGTAATATATGATGCGGGTTACAAAAATTATCATGAGTCATTAAATGCTGCTATTGCAATAAACTCTAGACCATTACAAGAAATACATTATGGTGATGTTTTATATCATTATCATAAAAATGACATCTCTTTGGGAGTAGATACTCTTTACGGGAGGGAAAGTTTTGATATTGTACTGGATGCAATGAACGTATATAGAAAAAGCAAAAAAATGAGAGTTATTTCCAATAATGAGATGAAAAAAAGCATTAAAATATCTGAATTAGTTATCCATAATATTATAAAGAAAGGATTGACTAATTGTTTGCTTAAAAAGGATGTTCTTAATGCCAGATATGATCTTATTAGAGATATTCTTCGATATTCTTTAAATATACGACAGGGAATTAAACATGATGATGTTAATAGAATAGCGGAAAATATAATAAAAAAGTATGGTATAACTGAGGGTATGAATCCTAAACCTAGGAATGCCAGAATATCTAAAGAATTGCTTTTATTAGCTGTTGATAGACAGATTGAGTGGGCGAAAAAACATTTTATAACAAAAGATGTATTGGAAAATGTTGTGTCAAAATGTGATTTATCATCTATCTTTAATGTTAATAAAGTGCTTCAGAATACTATTCTTGAGTTTGTCCATGAAATTAATAATATATCATCTGCTCGCTGGATGTCAAAATCAGAAAAGAATAATAAACAAAAAGAGGCAATAGAAAAGTTCAAAAAAGAAGTATCCCATATGAATGGCGGGCAGCAGTTTATTTGGGGGTTTGATAAGGTTATTCAAGAAGGCTTAAGTGGATTGATTGAGTTAAGTATCGATATTAATGATAGTACAAATCATCGTGATAAGTCTTCTCTTTCTCCTGATGGGAGAGCTGTGTTACATTTTTTAGGTACAATTTGGAATATGGCGATGGGAGCTGTACCTGGTTATAATGCATTGTCTGGTGTAAGTAGCATTTTACATAGTGCTATAGTAAAAGAATCTAGCAATATATGTGATTATATTCAGGGGGCTGTACGTATTGGAATGGACTTTGTTCCAGGCACTCGCTCTGACTTACATAGCCGTTCGCTGCAGATAAAATATGAGGCTTTGAAGCATATAGAAAAAAACATTAATGATAATATTATTTATCATCCGAGTAATAATGCTAATTTCTATTCTGTAATTGAGTCAATTGATGGTAATGACTTTATATATAACGAAAAACAATCTAAAATATTAGAAATGAAACAGGATCGTGGGGGGAATAGATATAGTGCAGTAGATCTTAACTCTTCTAAGTATGGGTATTATGAGAAAGTTGGCGGTGGTTTTTATAGATATATAGAATCCTTTAACCCCATATCTTCAGAGACACCAAATAAAATAGTCTACAAGGGGGAATCAGTAGATTTAACTAAGGAGCCAAATTCGGAATTATATTCAGGTAGGTATTCTATAAATAACAAACAGGTTAATGTTTATTTCTTTCGTGACGCTGATGGTACATTTTATAAATCAGAAGGTCTTCATGGTGGGGGAGTTATTAGATACATAGATAAACCGTATTCTCAGTTAAGAGAAGGAGATATTGGGTATGATGAGGATTTGTTGGATATATACGATGATTCTCCGGTGCTTGAAGACACGTTGCCTGCTTTATCTTCTGAAATAGTACCAACTCCAGAACATAGTATTAAACAAATTTATTCGAAAATTAAGGAGGGGCACATAGAACTGTCCGATTCAGACATCATATTGTGTCGCGGCACAACCGGTATTCAAGCTGAAAATATCGTTGAATATAAAACTGCTGGAGGGCTTCCTGATTCAAATCCAAATGTAAAAGCACCAGATGAATATATGGCACAACAGCAGGTACGTATTGGAAGAATATTGCCTGAATACACATCGGATCTTAGCGTTGCTGATCGGTTTAGTCGTGAGCATTATCTAATAGTTGTTAAAGTAAAGGCAAAATATATCACACGAGGAAGTGTTACAGAGAGTGGTTGGGTTATAGATAAGACCGCACCTGTTGAACCACTTGCGATAATTGATAGAACTTTTGGTATGAAGGAAAATATCTCAATGGTAAATGCATCGAAATAGTTTTTTTACAATCTATGTCCTGCCTCCTCTGGTAAAAACGATGCTACATCTTGGAGATGTTGCACGGCAGTACGGTGTTGACCGATATATAGTGAAGTACACATCGGTCAACGAATTACCATTGTCAGCAATATCATCCTGATAAACTCAGTACTCGTGAGCCGCTTGATGACGGGCGGAATAGCCCAAAAGGTAAACGATCCGCATGGCAGTCCGTCGGAAAGCTGCTGCTTCATACGACCGCTTAAACCGTCAGTTAGTGTCAGTATCGCTGAAGATCAGCTTCTTTTGCTGATTTACTCTGTTTTTACCTGCCCTGATGAAATACTCTTTAATCATAACATTGATTATATCGAAAATATATTTTTTGCTATCATTAAGAATATTTATATGTGGAACCGGAGTATTTTGGACGGTAGTCTTTCCACTCTGGTGTATCTAATATTCTTTCTGCTGGTATCTCTTTGCCATGCAGATAAAATTTTATGTTTTTCATTATTTGGCTGTTGTCTTTATTACGATAAATCCATCTGGATTTGCCCCTATATTTCCAGACATCTGTTATCACTTAACCCATTACAAGCCCGCTGCCGCAGATATTCCCGTGGCGAGCGATAACCCAGCGCACTATGCGGATGCCATTCGTTATAATGCTCGAACGCCTCTGCAAGGTTCTTTGCTGCCGTTAACCCGTCTGGTTTGGGCATGATACTGATGTAGTCACGCTTTATCGTTTTCACGAAGCTCTCTGCTATTCCGTTACTCTCCGGACTCCGCACCGCCGTGTTCTTCGGTTCAAGTCCCAACATCCGGGCGAACTGGCGTGTTTCATTAGCCCGGTAGCATGAACCATTATCCGTCAGCCACTCCACTGGAGACGACGGAAGATCGTTGCCGAAGCGGCGTTCCACCGCTCCCAGCATGACGTCCTGTACTGTTTCACTGTTGAAACCGCCGGTAGTCACCGCCCAGTGCAGTGCCTCACGATCACAGCAGTCCAGCGCGAACGTGACACGCAGTCTCTCTCCGTTATCACAGCAGAACTCGAACCCGTCAGAGCACCATCGCTGATTGCTTTCTTTCACGGCCACTCTGCCTGTATGTGCCCGTTTCGATGGCGGTACAGTAGGTTTTCGCTCAAGCAACAGCGCATTCTGGCGCATGATCCGGTAAACACGTTTGGCATTGATCGCAGGCATACCATCAAGTTCTGCCTGTCTGCGAAGCAGCGCCCATACCCGACGATAACCATACGTGGGCAGCTCTCCGATAACATGGTGTATACGGAGAAGCACATCCGTATCATCAGTGTGACGACTGCGGCGGC